AAAAAAACAAAAAGATAATTAACACCCCATGAACAACACGACAAATAGCTGGGAAGAAAAAGCGCCTCTCCTCTCTCACTAAGGAATAAGATTTGACTTTTAACGAAAAATGACCGATAATACAGTTAGCCCACCCGTTCTTTTAGTCAAATTGGCGTGCATCTCACTGGCGAAAGAACCGCATATCCATTATAACTGGCCAACAATCTTAAATCGCCTATGATAACGGGAGAATGAGTGGGCATTTGAATAAATGAGAAACAAACTTACCCTCAAGCAGGAGAAATTCGTTGCCGAAGTGGTTCGCACGGGAAACGCTACAAAAGCGGCAAAAAAAGCATATGAGATTGAATCAACCGACCCAGACAATGTCGCTCGTTCAATGGGGAGCGAAAACCTAGCAAAGCCTGCTATACAGAAAGCGTTGAAACCTTTCATAGATCGTCTATCCGTCCACCGAGAAAAAGTATTAAAACGGATGGATGAAACAGTAGATGAAGCAGAGTATTCCGACCTGACAAGAAGTTTAGATACAACAACAAAGACCATCCAATTATTATCAGGAGGCGCGACGGAAAGAACAATAGTTATCGAAGTTCCTAAAGAAATAGCGGAAAAACGAGGATTGAATGGAACTGACGACAAGCCAGAAGTTAATAGCTAAAGACCCTCATCGTTTCAGGGTCATGCGATGCGGAAGAAGGTTTGGGAAGACCGTTCTTTTGGCGCAGGAAATGAAAGGAATGGCGGTTTCAAAAATGAGTAGGATAGCGTATATAGCGAACAACTATCAGCAAGCAAGGGATATTATGTGGGAGATACTCAAGAAAGAACTTGGGACAGCTATTATTGAAACGAACGAATCGCGCCTTGAGATCAGGACGGTGGTCAAGAATGGCGGGGAATCCTATATTATCCTTCGAGGGTGGGAGTCGGTTGAGAACCTTCGCGGACAGGCGTTTGACCTATTGGCTATCGATGAGGTTGCCCAGATGCGAAACTTTTGGGTCAACTGGCAAGAAGTTCTTAGACCGACGCTGACCGACCGAAAGGGAGAAGTAATTTTTGCCTCAACGCCGAAGGGATTCAATCATTTCTATGACCTGTGTAATGAAGAACTGAAAGACAAGGATTTCAAGGCGTTCCATTTTACGAGCTATGACAATCCGTATCTTCCCCTTGATGAGTTGGAGAAAGCCAAACAAACACTTCCGGCAGATCGGTTTGAGCAGGAATATATGGCGACATTCCAAAAGACCGAAGGACTGGTCTACAAAGAGTTCACGCGCGACAGGAATCTTTATGAAGACCTGCCCGTCGTATGGAACAAACAATATCAAAAACTCGGCGCGGTGGATTTTGGATATAGAAATCCGGCTGCTGTTTTAGACGTGAGATTCAACGGCGAGAAGCTATATATTGAGGACGAATGGTACAAACGTGAGAGAACCGATAGTATGATTGCCGACTACGTTGCCTTGCAGAAGTTCCGAGAGGTCTTCCCTGACCCTGAAAACGCTGGCGGCGTAGCGGAGCTTAGACAGCGTGGAGTGAACGTCCGTGAGGTTGTTAAAGGCAAGGATTCGGTTCAAAACGGGATTCAAAAGGTTCGTGAGATGCTTCTACGAGGCGATTTGATGATAAATAAACGATGTGTGAATCTTATATCGGAGTTTGAGATGTACAGCTATGATGACGAAACCGCCGAACGGAACGACAAAGAGAACCCGATAAAGAACCACGACCACGCGTTAGACGCCGTGAGGTATGTCGTATCTTCTTTGCTTCCACTGATTGAACGCCAAGATTACATTTCAAGAATGCCCGTGTATCATGGCCCGGAAAAGAAAACCAACCCCGCACGATGAGCTATCCCGATAACAAACCGATGAAAGTTTCTGACGGTTCACAAAAATGGAAGATAGCCATTATGATTATCTTTGGACTTTACTTCGTAATTTGGTCAATTTTAATGCTCTTGAAGTAATGGACATGAACAGACACGACCGCCGGGCATTGGACGCTATCCATCGTAAGTTTACGGATAACTTAAAATCGGACGTGAAGCCCTATCCAAAGCACGAGCAAGAGGTCTTGAACGCTTTTTTTGCCGACGTAAAGAAGAAAAAAGCACAAGGGATTGAAACCTATCCAAGAATCGTCGCGGCATTCGGAGATGGATGCGCCGATGGATTCATCGAACAGGTCTATGAAGGCGAAGGAGATGGCCCGTACTTCAAATTATGGGGCAATACATTCCTGTTGAAAGGGGTGGTGGATGCGAAGACGATCAAAGTTCTCGATTTATCGAAAGCAGTTATCTTTATGTTCCCTCAATATATGGCAGAACAGCCGTTCTTGGCTCTTGGACTCCTGTGTACCGCGCTCTTTACAAAGAAACGCTTTATCGGAATGCTCGATAAAATGATGCATCGAGTGGAAGAAAACCATTTGAATGTCATTGAAATCCCCGAAAAGGACTACCACAAAGCCCCACGAGAGATTAAACGAGCCGCAGAAGCTGTCTTAAAGGCAAAGGATTGGGGTTATTTCACGCCGTTGTTCACGAAGTTCATTCGCTATGTGGTCTTTTTCCTTGAATGCGATAGAGCGTATTTGTTGAGAATCCAGGATGCGTTCGCGGATCACGGCTTTTGGAGCGGTTTGGACACCTTAATCAGCCGGGAAACCGCGTATGGCGTCGGATACAAGTGGAAATGGATTAAACTGGCGTTAACATTGACCCTATGGCGTTATTCGGAGGTCAAAGAGTTCCTGTATTTGTTCTTTGACGAGCTACGCAGGGACAGAATCCGCATGGACGAGGGGGACAAGTATTATTCCCTGGGGGATACAGGATATGATTTCGGCGGCAGACCATTCGAGGATAGAATGGCAGAACGCGAACGAGTGGATAAGGAACGGAATCACGTCTACATCAAGGTTTGACTTGTATTTGATTTTTAGAAATGGTATAATGTGCCTATAAGATGCCCCAAAAGAAAGCAATTCCTCGCGAAAGGAAAGAAGTTGTCCCGAAAGTAGAAAAGCCGAAGTTTACGGTTACTGTTTTAATATCAGGGGAGAAACATATCGGACACGGGAATACAATCAGCGAAGCTCTTGCTGATGTGAAGATCGCGACGTTCAAAAGCAAAGCGGTTATCAAGGTTTCTGACGGCAAAGTTGAACGACAGGTTATGTTCATGCCTTCAATGATGCGGAAGTTAGTGATGCCGATAAACCGGCAGTTCCTTGAAAAGAGAATGGAAACTTTACTACGGTAATATGCAAAACGTCTACGATTTTATAACCCAAAACGAGGCAGAATATAAAACCAATCGCGTGGCTATTACGCAGAATTGGGACTGGAATATGTTTGAGCACGTTAATTTGAGTACGCTTTATAAGAACTCCCAGTTTTCGGAAGGAAATAACGATGGCAATCGTCCGTTTAAGAACATAACCCGTCCGCTGTTGAACTTGCAGTATCGCGCCGAAGGATTCGACGTAAAAGATATTGTTCTTTTCATTGACGACTCAGTTTTATATTTCAAGACCTTCTTAATTAAAAAGTATCACGAGAAATGGGCGCGGGAGAACGATATTGATACTTTCCTCGATGAACTCGTTGAGTCCTATGTTGATTTCGGCGGCGTGTTAGTGAAAGACGTGAATGAGAAACGACCCGAAGTTGTTCCGTTGGCTCGCTTGGCGTTCTGCGACCAGACGGACATCTTAGGCGGCCCGATATGTGAAAAGCATTTCTATTCCGTTTCCCAGCTCCGTGATATGAAATGGGACAAAGACGCAATTGAAACCGTCATCACGCTGGCAGAGCCGTACAAAGATTCCGCGACCACAGGAAACAAGAAGAACAAAACCCCTTCAAAGTATATCGAGGTCTATGAATTACACGGTACGTTGCCGACGGATTGGCTTGGAGAAACCGACTCCGACGTGAACGAGAACGATTCCAACGAATACACGGGACAGCTTCAAATCATCACGTTCTATAAAGATACCAAAAACACCAAACAGGGTATTACGTTATTCAAGGGCAAGGAAAAGAAAAAGCCCTATAAGTTCTTGGCGAGAGATAAAATCTACGGCAGAGCGTTGGGTTTGGGTGGCGCGGAGGAATTGTTCGAACCGCAAGTGTGGACGAACTACGACATCATCCGTATCAAGGGAATGCTCGACCAAGCATCCAAGATCATCTATCAGACGATGGATGCGGCCTATGCCAATCGGAATACGACGACAGGACTGGAGAACGGAGAAATCCTGATTACCACCGACCCGAATGGTATCCGGCAGATAAACAACCAGCCGATAAACATGGCGGCGTTCGAAAAGTCTTTGGTTGATTGGGATGCTCACGCTTCCTCAATGGCGGGTGCTTCGGACGCGTTGATGGGAGAAACTCCGTCATCGGGAACGCCGTTCCAGCTTCAAGCTCTCGTAACGCAGAACGGAATGGAGTTACACACCTATCGGCAAGCAAAGCTGGCAGTCTTCGTTTCGGACATCTATCGGGATTGGGTCTTACCGTATATCAGCAGGCAGATAACGAATGGCACGACATTCCTTTCGACCTTAGAACTATCAGAGCTTCAGGAAATCTCGGATTCACTTTCAACGATAACGAAGAACGACTACATCAAGAAGAAAATCCTCGCGGGAGAATCAATCGACCCGCAGGTCGTCGGACAGTTGGGAGATGACACAAAAGCCCAGTTTATGAAAGGGTCAAATAAACGGTTCATTAAAATCCTTCAGGGAGAAATGAAATCTGCGCCGATTGATTGTGAAGTCGTCGTCGCAGGGGCGCAGAAAGACCTTTCGGCAATCACGGACAAGCTAACCAACATCTTCCGAACCATTATGGCGAATCCGAGCGTCTTACAAGACCCTGTTATGGCAAAATTGTTCAATCAGATATTAGAATCTTCGGGACTTGAACCGCTGGACTATTCCGGCATGAAGCCGCCCGCGCAACACGCTCAACCGCCTCAAGGTCAACCACCTCAACCAACCCCGCAGGCTCAACTGCCACAACCTGCGCCTCAACCGACAGCGGCAGTAGCACAATAACATGGACTATCTATCAGAAGTAGAAAAAGAACAGTTGATCGCCTTTAACCAGAACCCCATTCTTCGGGAAGCGGTCAAGAAGGTCTTATTGGCGGGCCTGAACGAAAACGGAGTCCTCAAGGCAGGCAAGCAGTCCAATTCAACCCAAAACGCCGCGTTGTACCTCGTTTCGCAGGCAGGAGAAGTATCAAACGAAGCATTGGGAGCTGATTTGAGAGCATATTGGAACGGACTCAAGGCGGTAGAGAACGGATTTAACAAGATTTCCGAGTTTGTCCCGGAGAAAACGGTCGAAAAATCAAAAAATAACGCAAGATAATGGCACAATTAGGATACACTTACAAAGATATTGCGGCATCAACAAGCGGAGTGTTGGCAGTTCCTGGTGTTCTGCACGGGATGTTCGTCAATTCCAGCTCGTCGGGAACTCTTAAACTCTACGACAACGCATCGGCGCAGTCGGGAACGGTCATCAACAACACGACAGGAACGCTCGCAGTTGGATATTACCCACTGGGCGACGCGGCATTGGTAAACGGACTCTCGGTAACGGTTGGTGGAACGATAGATGTAACATTCTATTTTTCCGAAGCATAGTAAAATGTCGAAAAGTATGGTATAATACAGAAAAACAACATGGCAAAAACATTCACAGTGAAGCATTCAGGTTCATTTCAGGGCAAATCAAACGCTCCTGGACACGGCGGGAGGGCGGCGCAACTAATTGCTCATGGAGTTCCTAAAGCGGTTGTCGGAATGATCGCCCGAAGTAAAGGCGAAGCGCCGGGGCAAAAAGGATTTCACGGCACAATGAAACATAACCATCCAAGTTACAAAAAGTAATGTTACCCGATAAAAAACCGAAGTTGAAGCAAAAACTAGGTAATTCAAAGCCCGAAAAGGTCGAAAAGAAAAAATCAAAAAAAAGAATGGTTAAAAATATCAGCATTGGTGTCTTGGTTGTTCTCGTCGTAGTTGGTTTCGGGCTTTACCTCAATAAACCCGTAAACCTCGGCGCATCGTCAGGCACGGAGCATTACAATCAGGAGAACTTTTACGGAGGAATTTCACAGTCAGGCGTAGGGTGCGGAACGGCAACCTGGAACCCTGGTACTTTGGGAACATATCTTGTAGCAACGGGAACGACATCCACGGCGGTTTCGGTTGGGTCAGCGGTTCTCGGGAATCTTTGCGATGCATCTCTTTCTTCCGCAACGAGTTCGGCAGTCGATGTGAGTTGTAACGTGTCGGCAGCAGGTACGGCAACGGTTCATATTTACAACGACACTGCGTCAAGTGTGACGGTAGCAACAGGGACTGTGCGGGTGTGTGTGGTGCAGTAAGTTTCGGGAGTTATGATTCTCCCTAAAAAAAATCATCATAATGAGTTATGATTCTCGAAAAATCATACAGTTATGATTCTTAAAATCAATTCATCTTATCATTTACATGGCAGAAAATGACGAAGACCTTGAGTTAGAAGACCCCGAAGACGCTCCTGAAATTGAGGAGGGTGCGGAGGATGAAACCGACTACAAGGCATTGGCAATCAAGAACGCGGGAATTGCGAAGCGCAACGCTACCAAGCTTGCGAAACTCAAGGAACGCATGAAGGTTGACAAGAAAGTTGAAAAAATTGTCGAAGCAAAGAAAGACGAGCCGGATTATGCGAAACTCGCCTACCTCGAAGCCAAAGGTATTTTCAGTGATGAGGATATTGAATGGGTTGAGGCGCAGGCGAAAGACAGCGGAAAATCTTTGAGAGAATTGTTTGCGAACAAATACTTCCAGGCAGACCTCAAAGAACGGAAAGAAGCCGCGGAAACGAGAGAAGCCATCCCTAACGGCTCAAAGCGTTCCACGAACTCGACAAAGGATACTGTTGAATACTGGATTGCGAAAGGGGAAATGCCGAAAGACAATCCCGAATTAGCAAGGAAGGTAGTCGCTGAAAAGCGCAGACAGTTAGCCGACAACGACCACTTCGCTCCGAACGCCATTGTCTAAAAGTCGCGTATAATCTGCTCTCGCTCGGTAGAGCGTAATTAGATTATACACATGGCAAATAATACGATTGTTTATAAGGAAGATTGGGCGGTTGCTTTGCAGGCGCGTCTTAGCGAGCCGACGAAGTGGAAGGATGTTTGCAACGTGGAATACACGGATAGCAAAGTGCTTCACAACCCCTACTTGACCGACCCGACCGTGCAGACTGGTCTTCGTGGCACGCCGTATGCGTTCCAGGCGGCAGTTGAAACGGACGAGTACATCACGATTGACACCTTCTACATCTTGCCGCAGGTTATGGATCGCGCGGACATCGCGCAGTCTGGTTACTTGAAGCAGATGGAGATGGCAGATCGGCAGGCAGTGCTGTTGAATGAGTCCATCGAATCGATGTTCCTCGGTGATTTTGCGAACCTTACGACCTTTGACGCTTCGACCACGATGGGTGGTTCTGGCTCGATTGTTGTTTCGGCTTCAAACATCGATGACATTGTTCGTGGCCTTCAGCAGACGATTCTCACGGCAAACGGCGGCGCGTTGCTTGACCGCAATGGTGCGTTCATCATCTGGCGTCCGGCTGACTTCAACCTTTTGGCGGCGTTCGCACAGGCAAACGGCTTTACGACCGCAGACCAGGGCTTGAAGAACGGCATCGGTGCTGGCTTCAGCGGGTTCGACTACATGGGGTTCACCCACTACACCTCGAACAAGTTGACCGCAGGACACCTTGTCGCTGGCGTGAAGAAGCTCTACCACATTGGTATCTGCAAGTCGACCTATGGTCAAATCATGGTTGACGAGAAAGACCCGAACTTGATCTCCGGTGTTTCCATCGTGTCCCGCGTGGACGCGAAGGGAAAGGCCTGGACAAAGACAAAGCCGGTTCTTTTCAACGTTGTGGTGGCCTAGTTTCCTCTCTGTAGCTCCTTGTGAGGGCTACAGGACAGGGTACTAACCCAAACAAATGATTCTATCAGACATCGCAACTGAAACCAGATTACTCGTAGACGCGACCCCGACGTCGTATTTAGATGCCGACGTTCTTCGGAGGGTCAATAATGCCTATGAAG